ACGGCGCTGCAGGCAGCTCCGTGCTCGGGTTGGGATAGATCTTCTTGAACGCCGCGCCTGCGAGACCCAGCGAGTACAGCATCCGTTCGTGCTCAGAGCGGTAGTCAATCATCCGCTCGGTCAGCATGTAGTTCATGTCATCACGGACGCGCTCTGCAGCCTCTTCCTTCATCCGGTCGATGGCACCGACGATCTGCGTCTTCACCGGCCCTTGTGCCGGGAAGGTCTCCGTGATCATCTCTGACTGGAACCTGATCGCAGCTTCTGTCAGCAGCGGGCTATACACCCCACACGCACCATTCCACGGCTCTGTGCGTTCTTCGTACTTCATGCCAAGGACTTCCAAGCCCTTGACAAACATCTCGGTCCAGTCTTTGCGGCTGTTGATATCCGCATCTACCAGGGATATAAGCTCACTGGCAAGGGACTGCAGCTCCCCGTCGTCCATGTACTCCGCAAGATTTGCGTCAAAACTATCCGCAGTCTTGGGTTCGGGCATCAGTTCAATCTCGATCCCATCGATGCCGATCTTTACGTCATCCGGGTTCTCGATTTCGATTTCGATTTCAATAGCGGGCTCATCCGTCATGAGGCCCATATCGAGTGGGGCGAGCGCGGAGTCGAAGTTCGTAGCCATGTTGTTCCTCAGTAGTAAGCAACCCTACGGCTGCCCTTGAAATACCGTACATCTTCCTTTTCGTCGGTGGGCAAACGAACAAACCCACCCTGTCGGAACCGCATGAGCGCCATGACCGTGGAGTCCACCAAGTCGTCGTTTGCCATAAACGGGAACCCGGCAATCTCCTCCACAACTTCTTCCGCCCACCGTGTCTGCGGAACCCAACACAGCTTTGACTGCACAATATCAGCCACCGAGTTGAGTCGAGCGAGTTTATCCCCAGAACCCCTGTGCGGGGTGTATTCCTGCACGGGTAACCCAGAGCGCCGCATCTCCTGATACAGCGCCGTGCCGCTGGACTTCTTCTCCACGATGAACGAGTCAGGCTCCCACTCCTTGTACTCCTCCGTCGCCAGCCGCTTCAACTCCGGGAACTCCAGGCGTTTCTTGATGCTGTTGAGCAAGATGATGTTGTGGCACCCCTGCTCCTCGTTCATAAAGACCCCCCACGTCGTCAACGCAGTGAAGTCCGCACGGTTATGGGACTCGGCAGCCGCGTCCAGGGACATGATCACGTACTCGCATGTCGGTGGGGTATCGGACGTCCACTCCTGCCACCACTCCCGCTTGATGACCGACGCCTCTTCAGCGGTCGGATTCTGCTGAAACTGCGCGTTCCACTGGAACAGCGGCATAGACGCCTTTGTCCGCAGCAGAGCTGGCACGTCATAGAACTCAGGCCACAGCGCCCTCTGAGAGCCGTCTGGGCGGTCAAACAGAGCCGGGAACTCCACCACCTCATACTGGTCTGACTCGGGGTTCTGAGCCATGTCCTTGGTCACGCGCCCCGTCAGGTCGCTCAGGTGCCACCTCGTCTGGATGATGGCAACCCTACCCCCAGGCATCAGACGCGTACGCGCACCGTAGGTGAACCACTCATACGCCTTGTCGAACACCTCAAAGTTACCGTTGATGATGTCCTGCTCGTTGTGGGGGTCGTCTACCAGCAACAGGTCGGCACCCCGACCAGCCAACGCCGAACCTACGCCGCAAGCGTAGTACTCACCCCCGACGTTTGTATTCCACCGACCCGCTGACTTGCTGTCCTGCGCCAGGAACACCGTAGGATAAACTTGTTTGTACGCGTCGGTGTCGATGATGTTACGCACCTTCCGCCCGAAGTCCACCGCAAGATCTGACGTGTGCGAGACCATCAGCACCTTCTTGGTGGGGTACTTACCAATGAACCACGCGGGGAAATAGATCGACACGAGCTGGCTCTTGCCATGCCGAGGCGGTATGTTCACGCACACCCGGTCTTTGTTACCTTCGGCAATCGCCATCAGCATGTCAGCCAGTATCCGGTGGTGTTTACCGACCTTGTAATCCGGCTGGATGTGCTTGCAGAACTCAATCAGGTCGTCCCGACAGTGCTGGGCCTGACGCCTGGAAGCCAAGGCTTCGGCAATCTGCAGGATTTCCTGCTGCTCCGACGAGTCAAACTGCTCGATATTGGCAACCAGAAGGTCAATATCCTCGTCTGACAGGTCGTCAAACGTATCTGCAGCTACTGCAGTCGTCAATTCAGCTCTCCAAGCTCCGCATCGAGGTCTACAACCAGCGGAGCGTCGGAATCAATGACGTTCGCGTCTTCTGCGTCACTTTTAAGCGCCTTGGACCGCAAGGCATCGAGCTTTTCACGCAGCGATTGCTTCAAATCGTCTGTCGAACGGTGTGTAACCGTCACTTCTGAGCGTTCTGTGAAGAGTCCGACGTCAGAAATCTTGCCCAACAGCTCCAACGCACGTATACGCACACGTGGATCGGGGTTTGAGGACTCCAAAAGCAGCTTGTTGGTGACGAATTGACGCACCTGCACCGCGTTTTTCACCACGGCGTGGCTGAATTCCTGCAGTGACTCGTCCAGTTGAAGGATTACGGCGGGGCGTAGGGACGAAAACTTGGCCGTATTGATCGTTCGGTTGGTTGTGTCTTCGTCTGCAGCGTACGCGTGCATCAGATTGTCAACAATTTTCTCGTCATCCGGCATTGGAGCGAGCATTTCAGCGTCTAACCCATGCTCCGCAAGTACCCGCAGGGTGCGGCAGGCGGCAGAAGCACGCTCACGCAACGTGGCATGAGGCATCCCCTCAGGGGGAACGATAACCCCGAGATCCGGCGTGATGACCAACTCAGACGTATCTGACATATCTCTTCGCAACTCGGCATGGAACCAAGCGTGACGCGAAACATACCACAAAAATTCTAAAACGCAAGGAGGTTGGGACTCCTACCGGGGGGTGTTTCCATATACGAGGGGGTACCTAGCCACCTGTAAACAAAAAATTACGAGGTTTACTGGGCCGAACTAAAAAAGTGGGCTTTGTGGGCGCAAATTAGTAGCACATACAGCGGCGATGGTACCAAACAGTATTTAGGGGGGCCGGGTACGGGTGGGTAATTGCCTGCCACACTGTTGCGATCAATCCGTGCTATCCCTTGCCAAAAGATGTCACCACGTTACAGTTCATCCCATGGCATCACTGACCACGATGCCACGCACCACGGGTTACCCGGGTGCAACATGGTCGATGATTGAAAGGAATCATCATGGCTACTCTGAAGAATGCGCCCAAGGGCGCTGTTGCCCTCGCTGCCGAGGTTCTGGTCAATGCTCAGACCAAGGCGCAGCCTGCCGATGACGCGTGGACTCCGGCCACGGAGGGTTTCACGGTCGGCAAGTATCAACTGGCCAAGGACCCCGAGATCGTCCAGACCATCGGTCTGGCAATGAAGGCGACAGACACGGCAACGTCTATCTGGATGGTTCTGTCTGACGCACTCCACGGTCGCGGTATCAAGGCCGCGATGCTGGCGGGCAAGGACGTTATCGAGGAGGTTCGCGCTGAGGTTCTGGACCTTGTGACTGTCGCTCGGTTTGGCAACTATGTTGCCGCCGAGACCGCAGAGGGGATCAAGATCAGCGCCGTGACTGACATCAAGGCCTTCGACGATAAAAAGTCACTGCATTGGAAGTTGATGTCCAACGAACGACGCGAGATTACAAAGTCACGCGTCAAGCAGATTGGCGTCTACATGGACAGACTGCTTGAACAACTCCGCGCGTTGGATGGTGAGACCAAGAAGAAGGGCAAGACAGTCAAGACCCTTGAGGAGCAGTATCTGGACCTGCTCGGCCCTGTGCTTCTTTTCCTGCAAGGGATCGACCAGACCAAACAAGACCCAAAATTTGATTGGGCGGAAGAATTCGGCGCAGTCAGCGCCGCAGTCAATCGGGCTAAGAAAGCGAAAGCTCTCGCCACCCGGTAAACAAGAAAGCCCCGCTTCGGCGGGGCTTTTTTTCGTCCCCACTCGGTCAAATCACCAGCAAACATACCAACACACCACCGCCCCTCCTGGGGCATAGAAACCAGTTCTCAGAGCAGCGGCGAGGGGCTCGGCACCCACACAGACGCGCAGCGCGTAACCAGCGGATCAAATTGCCCGTAACAAAGTTACAACCAATTCAGCACCCGAAACCAGTTCTCGGAGCAGCGGCGAGGGGCGTCGATGAATTGCCCATAACGTAGTTACCACCAATGTTCACGTCGTTCGCGTTCGCGTCGTGGGTGTTGTTCGTGTTCTGGGTGTTCGTTTGTACGTTGTACCCTTACCCCCTGGTTCGCGTTGTTCCTCAGTCGGTTGTGGGTAATGTTCGTGTTCGGGTTGTACTTTGTTCTATTGTTCGGAGTGTTCTGTAATCTAATGTTCGTCAATTTTTGTCATAAGGGTAAACCCTAGGGTGGAGCTGCCTCATTTTTGTGCAATGTTCTGTGATTGTTCGGAATGTTCGGTTTGTCAAGAACATTAGGGTACACTAACTAGATGCGAGCTACGATAGAGCATGCTATCAAACTCTATCAAAACTTATATATCAAACTCTATCAAATAGTAGTAAGTAGTATAGTGTTCTAATGTTCGTACCCTTTGGAAAAAGACTGAGGATCTAAAAAAGGGCTGCTTTTGGGGGTTGCAGTGTTCGGTGCCGTAACCCGGGGTCGGGTCGGAACTTAACAAAATCGTCGTTTCCCTCGGCCCGTGTGCGACCTGTGTTTTCAATAACTTAGCCCGCTACACTCTCGGAACATTACGAACCTTCACATCCTCACACGCCTCACCACACCCCACCACATCCCCACATAATTTGACACATAGAGACCTTTGTGTTATAATGGTTTTTAGTCGGTGGGGAATTCGCTCCATCGGCTAGTGCCCACTAACCTAGTTTTGGAGAAAGACATGCAGTTCACTGCGCCCTTGCCCCCGTTCCCACAGGTGCTTACCCGCACCATGCACGAGTTCGACTGTGGTGCCTACCTAGACGTGTCTGTGTGCACAGACTACGCAGGGTTTAGGCACATCCTCGTGCTGACTGAAGCCGGTTGGTCCGAAGCGTACGACGAGTCAATGTTTGACTGCGTAGAGTGTGTGGAGGCTTGATATGGCACAGCACAACTCCACCGAGTTCAAGATGCGCCCGTTGTGCACATCCTGCGGAGACCCCTTCGCCCCTGCCCGTCGTAAGGCCGGATACACCCAGTGCATGCCTTGTGGGGAACGTACAGCCGTCTCGGCTCGGTCCCACTGGTGCATAGCTCCGATCCACAAGTCCAATTACATCCTGATCACCGACGAGGACGACCTCAAAGGCATCAACAACAAGGGCGGTCTGCACCGCTGATGAAACCAAGTTACAGGAGAACGACTGATGAACACCACAACACCAGACGAACCCATGTCTGTGCATGAAGCACTGCGTGTAGCCCTGTCCGAGATCTACGGACTGCTGGATACGTTCGAACTCATGGACCCTGAGGAGCAGAAAACCATGTGGATCAACCCACCCGATGCACTGCGGGAAGCCGCACGAGTCATCGACATACATATGAGGGAGGTGCAGTGAGAGTAGAAGTTGTTAATGGTCGCAAGCTCTTGTGCGGCCAAATCCTCAAACCCGAGCAACTGGCCGTGGGTCAGACCTGGGCGGCTGCCGATGGTGCCGACCGCACCGTAAAGATCACCGGCATCGACGACGGCTGGGTGCGTTACGAGTGGGTGGAGAGTGGCGAGCCTGTGTCCAATGAGAAGGAGTCGTTTGCCTTCCAGTGCCGCTATTGCCTAGTCATTGAAAACGAGGAGAAC